GATCATTTGATACAACTACACGGAAATCATATAAACCTCTTTCTTTCTTAATTGATTCTAAAATTGGATTTACCAATCTTGAGAATTCTTGTCTAACTTGATCATCGTTTTGTTCAAACAATAATCTTACCGCAACAGCAGAAATTAACTTTCTTGCTCTTAACAATAATCTTCTTACGTTTATTCTATCAAGTGCCGACTCTCTAACTTGTAAAGTTTTGTTACCCCAGATAATAGTACCTGTATCAGAGAATGTTGCAATTGGGTTAATTCTATTTTTGTAAAGTTCATCTCTGTCATCTAAAGTTAATTTTTTAGCTGCTTTGATTGAATTTACAAGACCTCTTGAATAACCTGCAACTGCAAACCAAGGATAAGAAATGTTGTCAGTTAATGCAATGTTCTTTACAACTTCACCTGTTGGTGGAATATAAAGCTGAGTAGCGTTATCTGTATCTCTTACTTGAATCCAAGGCCAGTAAGTTGCTGAGTAGTTAGAATCTATACCCAAATCATCTAATGCTGTTACAACTTCGTTAGTTGTTGCAAAGCTAGGTGCATCAATGATATATAAAGAATCCGCTCTATCATTTTCTATAATTTCAATTGCCTGATTTACTAATGAACTATGATCGTTCCAGTTTATACCAGGAGTTGCAAACAAGTTAATATCAACTGCTTCAGGATTTGCATATGTTTCAATACCTCTTAAGAATGCATAGTAATCTGAATTACCAACAGTATCACTGAATACGCCACCGTTATCTAAATGGTTTTTAGCATATGTTGTTTTACCAAAAATGTAACCATCTCCTAAAGTTTTTGTACTTCTGTAGATATCCCATCCATCAAAACCGCCATAAACAGGCATTGTAAATTTACGATGTGATATTGTTGCCAATTTGCTTTTGTTCGCACCTTCTAAATTATATGCTGTTGTCATATATAACACTTCACCAGTAGTTCCGGTTAAACCAGATGCGTTAACAGATAAGTGGAAACCATATGTTGCAGATGTTGCACTTGTTCCTTTGAATTTCAACATGTCGTCATCATATTGAGTATGAGTCTCTGTTGAAAAACCTAAAGTCACTTTTTTAACTTTATCTCCATTACTTGTAGTTGGTGTTCCGTCAGCACTGTAGTAAATAATATCTCCAGCATCATGATATTTTGTTTTATATAAAACACCACCTAAATTAGTAGATGTAGTAATACCTTTGAAACCAGCTGGTACTGCGTCTGTTGGATGATCTTCGCTAAGAACTAACATAATGTATTTAGATCTTAATTCATATTCGCCATCTGATGTACCAACTTTTCTACCAATATATCCAGGTAATTCTGGATTCATTGAACATCTTGTAAATTTCTCAAGAACAACTGGGTTAGCGTCAGTATCATAGTAATTACGAACAAGTAAATCAAACTCACCAGTATCTAGATCAATATTTTGAATTGTTACTTTAATTTCATAGTTTGCTGCGTTACCATCAGAAATTGTTAAAACTTGGAACAAATCAGCAACGTTTCCACCACGAACTTCAGATACAACTATTGATGAACCAGGAGTTTCCCATTCGCTAACAAAATTTTCGCCTTCATTTGTTACAACATCAGTAGTACTAAGACCTCTGATTAAACCTTGTTCAAATAAGTTCTTCAAAAAGTTAGGATAAATCTCATGAACATATAATGGGTAATCAATTGTGTTTTTATCGAAAACATCTTCTCCAATTACTTTATTGATATATTTTGTTGATGATTTATCAAAAGAAACATTAAATGTTCTAGTTGTACCAGTAATATCAACTACTGATAATGAAAACTCAGATAATGGATTATTGTGTATATTAGCACCACTGATTGTTACTGTTGAACCAGAAACTCTTCTAGTTAAAATATCGGCAGCATATGAACCACGTGGTCTTAATTGACAAACAATTTTATCTGCATAATGATCATGTAAAGTAGCGTCAAACTTAAATCTTCTAACATCAAATGCTGTTGAACCTGAATTATAAACAAATAGATATGAATAAACACCATCTATTGTTGAATCAGTAAGACCAGTTTGAGTGAAGAAAGTATTATACCATTCTTTACCGTTGTTAGATCCAATCGGTGAAACTAATTGAGTTCCTGTTTGTCCACTTGTAAACGATGCTGGAACCGCCCCGATTGTAAACCATTCGTTATGTGCATAAGCACCTGATGAATTTACCGCCTCAACAAGATAATCTGTAATTGTAGACCCCTCAGTTGTTGTTTTACCAGATAATTCAGCGAAGAATGTACTTCCAGTAATTCCATTAACTGTTGGGATTGTAGTTCCAGTTGATGTTGTATAAGTTGAATGAACTAATACACCTCCTAATGCTTTGATTCCGTAAGAAAAACCAGGCTTATAACCTGTTAATCCCAAGATACGGGTAACAAATAATTGATTTGATTCCTGTAAATATGATTTTGCTACATACGGTAGCTGGTATTTTGGCATCCCAGATGAATCTTTAACTGGAGATGGTGATCCAAAATATGTTCTAAATTCGTCGAAACTTGAAATAAGCACCGGTTCGAAGGCTGGCCCTTTAAGGGTTTCACCAACTAAACCTAATGTTGTTACTCCAACACTTTGCGCCACGAATGTTAAATCCTTCTCTGAAGTGTAGACTCCCGGAGAAACGAATACTCTGTTTGAATTTGCCATTGATAAATGTTTGGTTAAAATATTTTTATTCTTATCAAATAAATATCTTTGTTTTCGCCAAAGATTTCCCAATTTTTTTGTATTTAGATAGTAATTTATCCTTTTTTATCTTTATTTATCTTTATATATGGAAAAGAAAACAAAAAACGTGAAAATCAGTGAAAAACATCACGAAATGCTAAAAAAGCATTGTGATAAAAATGGATTAAAAATTTATAAGGTTCTTGAAAAATTTATAGAAGAAACCTGTAAATTAAAAACAGACCTATACGGCGATGATTAAAATAGGTAGGTTATACCAATTTTTGAATTCACTACTGGGGTGTAATTTAATGTGATTTCATTTAAAGCACTAATATCAAACCCCTGGCCCTCTTCTTCAACTAGACCATTAATATCTAAGCTAACAACACTATTGATAGCATTTAGTACAGTAAATGTCAAACTCGAACCGTCATATGTGAAATATTCGGTATTAACCTGTATTGGCTTACCGTAGTTGTCAATAAACACACTGTTTCTACCCTTAAAATAAGTGATAGTAATAATACTACCTTCTAAAGGTGGTGTGGGGAAGCTAATTTTTGATGTTCCTGCAATGTGGTAAAAATCAACCCCTCTTTCTTGTAAAAGACCGTTAATCGCCACACTAAATAAAATACCAATACTTTCACCAACACTAAAAGCAGTCTGCATACCATCAGCAGTAAATGATGCAACGGTAATGTCGATTGTTTTATTAATGTATTTTTTGTTATAGTTGGTGTTTTTTGCAAACTCGGTCATTAAAAACATTCTACTAACAGCTGGTTTAACCTCAAACTCTTCTTGGTCAATTAAGAAACCCAACATAGTAAACTTATAGTTTTGAAGATAAAACCTACGTCCATCAATTTGTTCAATCGGTGAATTATCTTCAATAGATTCTAAAATAATTGGAATATAATGCCCCTTAACGGTTGTGTATGCTTGTCTTGACGCAAACTTTTGTAGAACGATTTTATTAAATTTATTTAAATCCCGGAATTTAGTACAAACAATAGTCACTTCATAAGAAAGATCAACAGCTATTGGTTGTGGTATTTTATATACATCAGCACCCATTTGTGTTCCATTCCAAGTAGCAACGGAAGCATAATGAAACTGCATTCTTTCTGGGATTGTTCTAATAATTGATGGATTACTACCCGGTTGAACATCTGGTTTTCTAATCACTCCAATCAATGGAACTTTCATATTACCATCTTCGTCTGAAAACTCCCAGGTATTTGTGATTTGTGCCCATCTTTGTATTGTTAGAATTTTAGGGATTACTGGTATTTTTTTACCATCAGCCATAACCACAAAGTTTTTCTTCACGAAATCCATCATTCCAAAATCTAGATCATCGTGTAAAATAGAGTCAGGTAAATAAGTGTCAGACTTGGTTATTCTTTCCAATAATTCTTGTCTTCTCTCGGTTAGTTCTTTACCCTTGTAAATTTGTATATCTGTTTTTCTTTTAGGTATTGCCATTTTATACTCCTCTAAATTCTTGCTCTTGAGCGATAGCACAAGTTATTGTTCTATAAAATGCTTTATATCCAAATAAATTGTGTTTATTGTCTGTTGTTACTTTACCGTCATTTGTTACAGTATAATATCTTAATTTGTTTTCGTTTTCTGGATAACCGATATAATCACCATATTTTACATCCACTCCAAGTTCTTCCAAATGTTTAATATAAACAGATAGTATTAAATTACCCGGTTCGTTATATCTAAGCATTCCCGCTT